TTGGGTAACAGTCAGGCTTCCAATGTGAGCCTGGAAGCGCATGGTCTTCCCGCTGGACTTCGGTAAAGAGTCATTTAAACCGTATAGCTATCACTCCGTTTCCGTATGTTCCAGCCTGACCGCAGAAAAGATAAGCCGAGAAAATTGTTTGAATGTTAACTGTCATCGCAATTATGAATTCTGCTGTTGATGATGCTGCCGATGACTGAGACCAAGCTCCACCGTTTGAAGAGTTGCCAATGCGAATTACTCCTGAGTTTGAATGTGCCCGATATATGAGCAAATATGTTCCGGCAGGAACTGTCACTGATGCGCCAGTCTGCCAAGAGTTTGCCTGAACGCTGGTTGTTTGATAATCAGAATAGATTTTTCCAATAAACGCCAAAGAGTCATTTTGTTAATACGGTCCTCGTTTTATATATGAGGCTGACAGCAAAGAAGTTCCCTTATATTCTATACCAGTAAGTATAGCTGTGGTAACGCTCAAATCTAATGTGTAGTTATTTTTAAAATTTATATTGAGAATTACGTAAGCGTTATTACCGGCGTTTTCATAATAGCCATTCCGCATCCCATAAGTATTTCCTACATCAAGGGTGCCACGATGAATGGTGAATGGGATTAGCCTTGTTCCTACTCCGTCAATAGCTACATAAGCAAAAACAAGTTCCCAATCCGCAGGAACGGAAAGTGTAGTGGTGCCCGTGACTTTGTTTATGTATGTTGGCGGCACTTTCAACAAAGAGTCATTTAACGAAGTGATCTGGTCCTGCAGGGTCTTGCCCATGCGAGCATCCAGCGCTTTCCCGCTCTCGGTGCATGTCGCGTTGTTGATCAGGCTGCCGGTATGGAGCACGTACCCCATTCCGGCCTTGAAGTCGCGGATGAACTTCGCCAGCTTCATCCCGGAGACGATCTTCGTCAGGAAGGTCGGGAAGCTGGTGATGCCGGAGTCAAGGTCTGCATCGGTGAAGGACACGGTCTGATCACGGCCGTCGCCATCTGGAGCTGCGAGCTTCTCGTCAATGGTGTCCATATTGTCGTTGATATCAAAGACATCTGCAAAATCAGTGTAATCAGGCTTTTTCAGGTTGTAATGAGTAGTATTCTGCATAAATTATTCCTCCTGCCACTTAGCATTGGCCTTGACATCATCCCATGTGTCAGCTCCCTGGTTCCACAGTTCTCCCCATGTCAGTCCGCGGAACCTCAGCCAACGGTTGTAGTAAATATAGACATCCACGATCACATCCGCTGGAGCCATTGCGCGGACGATCTCCTGCACGGCCCCCACATTCAGGACTTCGGCAAGCAGAATGCCCACGCGGAGCTTTTTGCCCTGGCGGTCGAGATCCCAGACATAGAAGTCTTCCCCGACCATGGAGGCAATGACTTCCTTTATCTTCGGCTCTGTGTATGGCAGTCCGGACGCCATTTTGCCGCGGATGATCCTGCGCTTGTCTGCCAGTGTGTCATCAGGCAGGAACGTGATCCCGAGCAGTGAAGCCCACCGGTCGCAGGTATCTGAATCCATCTGCTCCATGTCCAAATTCTTCAGTTGGAGGCCAAGAGCATCCCAGATGTTTTTCAGCTCCGCATCATATGCCTCGCAGATCTGCCGGTATTCCTCGATACTGGAGATATGCCCCGGCAGGTACTGGATAGTTTTGACTTCCATCATGATGCGGTCACCGTTCCTTTCACAGGGATCTGATTCCATAGCAACGTCAGGTTGCTGGTGGATCCGTTCAGCCTCGTGTTCGTGATATCCATAACGCCCGTAACCTCAAGCACTGCCGCTTCCAGCCTGGATACATAGACCATAGAGTTCATGTCTGCGGTCCCGCTCGACCATGCGTCTGCAATGCTCTCCAGATAACCCTCGATCTTTGCAATGATCTGGTCTCCGATGGTCTCCCAGCTGTACCCGGAAACATAGGTGATACTTGTGGCGATATTTACCGTCACTTCTGCGACGGATTCAATGGTCACGGTGTGGTCGATCGGGGCAAATCCGTACCCGGTACCCTGCGTCGGTACCGCTGCCTCCTGGATCTCATCCACAAGATACTGCGAGATTGCCCGTCCGTTTGAGCCTATGACCACCACCTTGACAGTCCCTGCACCATTCCAGACAGGCTTTACCTTACAGCCGCCGACGCCATCAATGGCATTGACTGCCGTCTTATACGCGGCAACATTCCCGGCAAACGACTCCGTACTGAAGGACGCCAGGTATCTTTCATACAGATCTTCCTGTGATTCTGCGTCGGATCCCGCGACGAGGATCTCTGTAATGGAAGCAGAGGTCAGTCCGTCAATGTATGTGATCGGGATCAGTGTCCCGGTCAATTCATTCGGGCCGGAGCCTGGTTCCTCACAGACTG